TTGCTCCTTTACTAGAGAATGAGTTTATCAATCGGATCTCTAAGTTGCATAACGATTCAATCGTATTTAACTCTCCTGATTCGCAGTTATTTGTTCAGATAGATTACACCTTAGATTGGTTCAATACAGAATCTGCTCCATTAGGTGCAGGAACTGATACAGGATCAACAGAGATCTTCATAGCAACATATGGATACGGAAAATTCGTAGAAGGTGCTAACCATAAGATACAAGGGCCATTCCTTCAGGAGAAGATGAGATATGCCTATGAGAAGGATGCGTTCATGCTTCCAATATATCTAGGACTTCAGGGAGAGGGATTAGATATTATCTATGGCTATCGTGATAGAGTGATAGCAGATGGAGGATCTGTTGAGGCTTTGTCTTGTTGTAATATCGGACTAGCTAACATTAAGGTATTGAATGATGATGGAACAAGCTATCAATATGCAGTAACAGAAGCAGATGTATATGAGACTAAAGCAGAAGAGAGAGTATTATTATTCCCTTCTGGAATTGCGAACCTTTCAAATTGGAAGGCTAATCAAGGATACGGAGGAACAACACCTTACAATGCAAACTATTATGATGTTCAGTTATTGGATGGGTTTAATAGTGTGATTGATCAGGTAAGGATCTATAATGAATGTGAGCCTAAATATGATCCTGTTTCTCTATACTTTGTGAATAGATATGGAACTTGGGATTATGTAACCTTCTTGAAGAGATCAGATGTTGATCTGAATCTAGAGAAGGAGACATATAGATCATCTATAGGTAATGCCTCAGCCTCTGGATATACTTGGGGCAATCAAGCAAGAGGAATCAGATCATACAATCATGAGGTTACTCATAAGATGAGTTTAAATACAGGCTTTGTATCTGAAGATTATGCAGAGGTAATGGAGCAGCTCCTAATGAGTGAGTATGTCTTGATGGTATATGATCGCAAAACTGAGAGATCAGGAAGTGAATATGACATATCTCAATCTCAGAGAGCGGTAAATATCCAGACTAATTCATTAAGACTCCAGAAACATATCAATGATCGCACCATTAATTATAGCATTGATATTGAGATGGCGAACCCTGAGAATGCAATGATATGATAGAGATCTATATAGGATCAGAGAAGATAGATACCTATAAGGATGAGGATGTGAATATCACATTGAGCATTCAGAATGTCAGAGACATATCTAGGCTCTTTACTGATTACACTCAGAACTTTCAAGTACCTGCTTCTAAGACTAACAACGCAGTATTCAAGCATTACTACAATGCGGATATATCTGGAGGATTTCAAGCCTCATTAAGACAGGATGCTACTTTGTTTATTAATAAGGAAGTATTTAGAGAAGGATCTATTGAGTTGATATCTGTAGATATGACTAAAGGGAAATCTTCTGCTTATGAGATTGTATTCTTTTCAGCAGGTGTAAATCTAAAGGACTTATTTGGAGATGATGAATTAACAGATCTTGATTTATCAGCATATGATCATCCATATGAGGGAGGAGTGATCAGAGGAGCGATGGAAGGAACTACTCCTATTGATTCAGGAAATGTTATCTATCCATTAATATCTCCTGTTAAGGATTGGCATTATGACTCTTCGCCTTCAGATCATAGCGAAAATGATATTGCTTATCATACTCAGAATGATGATCATGGGATCAATTATTATCAGTTGAAACCTGCTATCAGGATCAGCAAATTGATTGATGCTATTGAAGCAAAATATAGAATCACATTCACATCTACCTTCTTTAATGACTCTAAGTTTACGGATCTATTCCTGTGGGGACATAGAAGAGAAGGGTATATGTTCAAAGATCAGGCTAATGGCTTTACGGCTCAGAAGATAAACTTCACCTCAGCCACAGGATTGTTTGATGCTACAACGGATCTCTATACAAATAGCGTTTTGATAACATCATTGATCTGGAAGTATAGTATCACATCAACAAATGACTATCAAGTACATTGGTATGTAAATGGTCAGTATGTGATGAGCAGACAACATTCAGGAAGTGTTAACAATCAGGAGGTCTATTTAAATGCTTGGCTAAAGGGAGGTGATGAGGTTCAGATGAGATTCTCACCGCCTATAGATTGGGGAGGAGAGACTATAACTATTACAGGAAGTAGTATATCTGGAAGACCTTCAGAGAATGCAAACGATGTATTTACGGCAACAACAAGCACATCTCAATCGTTTTCTACTGATGTGATCATGAGCGATCAGATGCCAGAGCAGAAAGTTTATGACTTCCTTCTAGGTCTAGTGAAGATGTTTAATCTAGTGATTGAGCCTACAAGCAGAACAAAGTTCAATGTAGAGCCTTTGGATGATTGGTATGCTTTGGGATCTAATTATGATGTTACAGATCATGTGGATGTTACTTCTGAGAAGGTAACAAGACCTGAACTCTACAAGAGACTATCATTTAATTATCAGGAGTCAGGATCATATCTAGAAGAGGCTTATAGGAATACTAATGGAGGGATAGGATATGGAGATGTGAGAGCAGACTTTACCTTTGATGGAGGCGAGTTGAATACGGAAGCAACATTTGAGTTGATGAAATATCAGAAACTAAATGACCTCAGCGGAGGTGTTACGGCATTCCTAGTAGGTAAGAGTATTGATAAGGAATTAAAACCTTATATCGGTCAGCCTGTGATCTTCTATTCACCTTCTACATTGAGCATATCTTCTAAGCCAATTGGATTCTTAGATGAGACAGGATTAACAACAACTGCTTCTAACCAAGTATATCTATGTGGAAATATAAACAACAGAGTTGCAGCAAGTGTAACGCAGATGCTAACCTATGGACTTGAAGTTGATCCCTTCCATGAGCAAAGTTTTGTACAAACCTTATACAATCAATTCTGGGAAGATTATATCACAGATCTCTATTCAACTAGCAGAAGAGTATATTCCATGAAGGCAATACTTCCTTTTAAGGTTGCTGCTCAGTTGCGGATGAATGACAAGCTAGATATCTCAGGAAGAAGATATATCATTAATCAGATCCAGATAAACCTCAGAACAGAGGAGGCTACTTTGGAACTTCTAAACGATGTATGATGGACTTGGGTTTTATAATTGAGCAACTTCATAAAACAAAGGCTACAGATCAGGATCTGAGGATAGCAAAAGGAGAATGGAAAGTTCTTACTAAATGGAGTGAAGCTAAAGAACAAATCAGATGGCAGTTAAGAAAGAGATAGAGATCAATGTAAATACTACGAATGCTGAGAAGAGCGTAGATAATCTAGAAGGTGGGCTAGAGGGAGTTAGTGCACAAGCAGATAAACTCACAGGAGGTCTAGTTTCGGGATTCCGTAATGGTGTTGCAGGGATTAAGAAAGGGATCACTGCTATGAAGTCTCTTAAGGTTGCAGTAGCAGCCACAGGGATAGGTCTATTATTGATTGCTATAACTGCTCTTACATCTTACTTCACAAAGACACAGAGAGGTGCTGATAAGTTGTCTCAGGCACTCAAAGGAATTGGTGCAGTAGTGGATGTCCTTGTAGATAGAATATCCACCTTTGGAGAGGGTTTATTTAAGATCTTATCAGGAGACTTCTCAGAGGGTGTAGATATCCTGAAAGGAACATTATCAGGATTAGGAGAGGAGATCAGGAATGAGGCAAAAGCAGCAATTGATTTAGAGAAGGCACAACAGGCTCTAGAAGATAGACAGATCTCATTGATTAAGGTAAATGCTCAGAGAAGAGCATCTATTGAAAAGTTAAGGTTAGCAGCAGAAGATACTACTAAGACTGATAAGGAAAGAGCAGATGCACTTAGGGAAGCAGCGAAGCTACAGAATGATATTGCAGATGATGAGATATCTATAGCTAAGGAGAGGGCAAGAATCGTTAGAGAGAGAGTTGCATTAGGAGAGTCATCTAGAGATGATCTTCAAGAACAGGCAGAGGCAGAAGCCAGAGTAATTGAATTAGAGGCAGAGAGAGATAGAAGATTAAAGTCCTTACAGACTAGATTGAATGCTTTCACTAAGGGTACAGAAGAGAATACAGATGCAACAGATGCTAATGCGGAGGCTCTAAAGAAGCTAAATGAAGAGATAGCTAAGAGAGATGAGAGATTAGAAGAAGAATCTGCTAAGTTACAAGAGAAGTTAGCTAGTGAGTATGATGCTATTCTACAGGCTCAGAATGAAGCACAGACAAATGAACTAAATGCAGTAGAAGACAAGTACAATAGACTTCTAGAGAATGCTCAACAATTAGGTTTTGATGAGATAGAATTGAATCGTATTAAGAACGAGGAGATTAATAGAGTCAATAAAAAATATGAGGATGAGGATTCTGCTAGGAAGAAACAAAAAGCAGCAGATGATCAAGCGGTGCAAATGGCTACACTTGGTGCTATATCAGGAGCATTAGGTTCATTGAGTCAATTAGCAGGTAAGGATGCAGCGAGTGGAAAGGCATTAAGTGCTGCTCAGGCAGTGATCAATACTTATACAGGTGCTACAAAGGCACTTGCTCAGGGTGGTATTGCAGGGCCAATTGCTGCTGCAGGAGTTGTAGCTTCAGGTATCGCATCTATAAGACAGATCTATGCTACTAAGATTCCTAGCAGTTCTGGAGGAGGAGTTGGTAGTGGAGCAAGACCACAGATATCAGCATCTGCAATAACACCGAGATTATCGTTTGATACTCAGGTATCAGATCTAGGGAATCAGATTAGTCAGTCATTAGAGAGATCTCCTGTGAGAGCGTATGTTGTAAATCAGGATGTGCAGACTGCAGAGAAGATGGATAGAAAAATAAAGGAAACGGCAACAATAGGATAGATATGAAGTTTTTTGAATTAGTGTTAGATGAGGAGAAACTCCTTCATGGTATAGATGCAATCTCCATTGTGGAGCATCCTGCTATTGAGGAGGACTTCATTACAATGAGTAAGGATCACAAGTTTGAATTTAAGGAGATAGATCAGGAGAAGAAGATTCTGATGGGTGCTGCTATGATTCCAGAGAAGCCGATCTATAGAGTAGATGGTGATCAGGAGTATTATGTATTCTTCACGAAGGAAACGATCAAGAGAGCCTCTGAATTATATTTGATGAATGGTAAGCAGGGAAATGCTACACTAGAGCATCAGGAAAAGATCTCAGGCTTATCATTAGTTGAGAGTTGGATCATTGAAGATCCTGAAAAAGATAAGAGCAGAGCATACGGCTTAGAGTACCCTGTGGGGACTTGGATGGTTAGTATGAAGGTTAATAATGATGATATCTGGGAAGAATATGTCAAAAGCGGAAAGGTCAAAGGCTTTAGCATTGAAGGATGGTTCATGCAGAGAGAGTCTGCTATTGAAATCAATACAGAACTATCTAGAATTGAATCAGCAGAATCAGAACACTTGCTCTCACTTTATCTTTTGGGAATAACTAAGGGAGTTCTAAAGAACGATAAGAGATACAAGAATGGGAAGAAGTTGGAAATGGAATCATACAGAGACTATCCTGATTCAGTTTCTAACAATGCAAAGAAAGGGATCACACTCAATGAGAAGCAAGGGAACAAATGTGCTACTCAAGTGGGTAAAGTCAGAGCGCAGCAGTTAGCCCAGAAGCAACCTCTTTCAGTTGAGACTATTAAGAGAATGTATTCTTATCTAAGTAGAGCACAGGAATACTATGATGAGGGAGATACCACATCTTGCGGATATATCTCGTATATGTTATGGGGTGGATTAAGTGCTCGGAGATGGGCAGAGAGTAAATTGAAGGAATTGGATCAGATATGAAAATGACCCAAAATTGTTAATAATAGTTGTTTAATTAGAAAAGTTCAGAAAAATGAATCTACAAGAAGTGTTCAAAAAGATTGAGATGGCTTTGACTCCTAGTCAAGATGCTGCTCCTGAAGTTCAGGAAGAAGTGAAAGTTGAAATGGCTACAATGAAACTCGCAGGAGGTGTTGTAGTAGAAGCAGAAGCGTTTGAAGCAGGTGAGAATGTTTTCCTTATTGGCGAAGATGAAGCGAAGGTAGCTGCTCCTGTTGGAGAGCATGAGTTAGAAGATGGTCGCATCCTTGTTATTGTTGAGGAAGGTGTGATTTCTGAGATTCGTGAAGCAGGTGAAACTGAGGAAGTAGTAGAGGAAGAAGCTACAGAGGAAGTTATGGAAGAGCAGGAAATGGCTTATGTAAGCAAAGAAGAGTTTACTGCTGCTATTGATGAGATTAAAGAAATGATCGCAGCTATGATGCCTAAGGAAGAGCAATCTGCTGATGAAGTTTCTGAAGAGGTTAAAATGAATGAAGAAGCTACTGAAGAAGTAGTTGAGGAGAAGGTAGAGATGAGTACTGATGAAGTACCTGCTGCTAAGAAGGTCGCTGCTGCTCCTGTAGAAAAGAAACCAGAGATGCACAAGTTTGCTACAAAAGGTCGCAAAGATTCTTTGGCTCGTGTTTTAAGTAAATTATCCTAATTTTAATAAAGAAGAAAAATGGCTACAACCACTTCAATTACTACCACATATGCTGGTGAATTTGCAGGGAAATATATTTCTGCTGCATTATTGAGTGCCGACACTATTGAAGGTGGCGGTATTACTATCAAACCTAATGTAAAGTACAAAGAGGTTCTAAAGACTATGTCTTTGGATGCAATCGTTGCTGATGCAACTTGTGATTTCTCTGATACTTCTACATTGACTCTTGCTGAGAAGATTCTTCAGCCAGAAGAGTTTCAGGTAAACCTTGAGTTGTGTAAGAGCGACTTTGTAAGCGATTGGGAAGCGATCTCAATGGGTTACTCTGCTTTTGATGAGTTACCTGCTAACTTCTCTGACTACTTGATCGGTCATGTTGCTGCTAAAGTAGCACAGAAAACAGAGCAAACAATCTGGCAAGGTGCTAACGCAACTGCAGGTGAGTTTGATGGCTTTGAAGCGTTATTGGCTGCTGATGCATCTGTAGTAGATGTAACAGGTACTTCAGTTACTGCTGCTAATGTTATCACTGAAATGGGTAAAGTAGTTGATGCTATCCCAACCGCAGTATACGGAAAAGAAGATCTTTACATCTATGTTTCTAGCAATGTTGCTCGTGCTTATGTTCGTGCTCTTGGTGGATTCGGTGCTTCAGGTCTAG